TGCAAAAAACTTATCTAATAATTTTAAATAATGGCGTTCAACATACAAGTTCCGCAATTTGTAATTGATGTTAGTGAAAAATTTGTTAATAAAAACAATCTTGGCGCCAGGAAAGACAATTCAAACGGCACTAAAGACCAACAATTAATTGGTGTAATTGGTCAAAACATGATGGCTTTGGCATTAGGTAAACCATTTATGGAGCCATCTAACACTCATGACGGCGGAGTAGATTTTGAAATCTTTGGGGTAAAGTTAGACATTAAAACTATGGGTCGAACCGTAGAGCCAAAGCTAGATTACATCAATAATTTAATTGGTTCACAAATAAAATATAATGTTAATGCGTATGTGTTTTGCAGTTTAAACACCAGCAATTGCAAATTAACTGTTTGTGGATGGATTCCAAAAGATATATTTTTACAAAAAGCAGAATTTTTTGCTAAAGGCACTACCCGTCAAAGAACTAACAATACATCATTTGAATTTAAAACAGACAATTACGAAATAAAAAATCAAGATTTATATTACAGGCCAAAAAATTGGGCAGAATTATTTGTCAATATTTATCAAAATTTTCACAATGAATAAGAATGACAAAATCCGTAATAGTAAAATTGCTGAACTCGGATGTTCGCTATGTAGGCATCAAGGAAATGAAGGAACGCCAGCGGAACTGCATCACATTAGACGAACTGGCATTAGAAACAAGTCGCCTATTATTCCGTTGTGTACCTTTCACCATCGAGGAACAAGTGCCGGTATTCACGGCGTTGGGCGCAAATTTTGGGAAAAACAGCACCAAATCACGGAAGAAGAATTACTTGAACAAACGAAAGCCTTAATCAATGAGTAGCTGGTTAATTATTGTTACAGGACTTATCTATGCTTATATTTCTGCTGAACAAGGATTTAAAGGCAATTTTGGATTGGCTGTCACATATTTTGGATATGCTATTGGCAATATTGGGTTGTACTTAATGGCCAAATAATTACAATTCTAGGGGGTCTAGGCCTAGCTCATGCGCCACCATAGAACACCTAGTACGGAACTGCTTGGAATGATGCGCCCACTTGTCACCCTTTTGCCGGTGAAAACTCATATGAACACATTCATGGCATAACACACGAATTACTGTCATCATGTGGCCACATAATGCGGCAGATACAGTAATGGTATGTGCATAGTCATCACCCGTGTCATACATATACGTTCCCATGGTTGTCTTATCGTGCTTATCAACTTGAAAATCAATTTCTTCAGGCAATGGCAAATCCCATTTGGTAAAAGGGTACACACAATACAGCGTACTGTATAAATTGCGTAACACTTCAGGCGTTAACCTCATTTCCAACTAATCCATTCTTTGCTAATTTCTTTTTGTTTACGTTCTACATAAACAGGCATACTGAACGTCAAACCATGTTCAGGGTGTGTAATCCACAATGCTTGACGTGGTGGCTCAAAACCGAAGTTGTTAGCGTATGCGTACTCATCGTAACCTTTTAGGCTACCGTTGACGATAAGGCGTTCTAGTTGGATTAATTGATGCCAATGACCTAATATCATTGTGTCGTATTCCATGTCAATCTGGGCGTTTCTAGACCGTTTACGGTGGTCGCCACGAATGATTGGGCCTAAAGCGCCAATGACACCGTCACCCCCACGAAATTGGTCGCCATGTGTAAGTAAATATTTGTGTCCGTAGATTGAATAATAGGCATCAGGGCCATCGGGAATATGGAATTGAATACGGGTATCATTTTCAAACCTCTTAGCTAGAAATTGATATAGTAACCAATCAAAAGAAGTGTAATTCCTACCCTTTGCCCTAATTTTGTGCGTATTGCGTCCATGATTGCCCGAAACGCACGGAATAAAGACATTTCCGAACTCATCGGCCAAAGATTCTATACACCACGATAAAACGCCATATAAATCAATGACTGTGGGCATGATCTCTTTTTCGTTCGTGGCCATCAACTCTTCGTGAATGTCACCCGAAACCATATCGCCTCCCAAAACAAAGACAATTCCCGGATAATCGGTGTGTGCAACATGGTTTTTTAATAAATCTATGGTCTTTTCAATCATAAACCGCGCCCGATCATGGGCAATACTGATATCAAACTTATTCACATGGTTAATCTGATTTGGGTCAACAATCTCCCCCCAGTGCCAATCGGAGGCGAAGAGAGTCGGGACACCAGCAAAAGACTTCTTTTTTTCTTTACGAATCAGCCACTTGGGCGGGTTTACTGGCGCATCTTTGAGCTTAAGGATAGTTCGCTTAATAAAATCAGCGTCAACTTTTTCCCTTGCTTCAGTAGCGATAGCAGCCTCTAAGGTCTGAATCTTATCCCTAGCATCTTGCAGCTGAGATAACACATCGTCTTTCTTTTCTTCTACCGGTATGCTGGATGTGACTCCGGCTAATTTTGCAGCGCGGTATCTAGATTGGTAGGTTGAGGAATTAAGGCCAAGTAGCTTAGCAGCAGCTTCTTTAGATCCTAGTCTGGCAAAGGCGTCTACGGCCTCTTGCATTTGTTGCTGTGATAAAGATTTTTGTACCACCAAATTCTCCCAGTTTGTTGAACAAATTCAAGCAATTAAAACACATTTTTGCCAAAATACCATGACAATTTTTCTTAACTTCCTATTGCAAAGCAAAATTAAATTCTGTATAGTTTTCTTTCCACTGCTAGGAATACGATGACTGACATAGATTTGAACGACCGCATTAGGGAATTAACTGATGTCATTGCGCAGCTATCGGAGGAAAATAGAAATTTAATGCAAATCATCGCCACCCAAAAATGGGATGCCAGCGATATTGAGAAGGATTGGGTAGAGGAGGAATTAAAGCGTTTGCAAAAAGAGAATAAGTTATTAGTAGTTGACAATAATTCACTTCGGTATAGTCGGGATATGTTTCAGCACCGAAATGCCGAGCTAACAAAATCATTAAATTCTTTAACTAAAAAACTAAAGAAACAATGAGCCCACGCCGAAGGGTTTTTCGGTAGTTAAGGAGAGGTATGCTAGTTTTACGGGAGCATCAAGAGCACGTCATTGAGAAACTCAGAGAGGGGTTTAGGCAAGGTCACAGATCACAGTTGTTATACGCGCCCACAGGGTTTGGTAAAACCGAAGTGGCGATTGCGTTAATGAAAGCAACAAATGAGAAATTTAACAAAGCGGCTATTGTGCTGGATCGCGTCATTCTGGTAGATCAAACCAGCGACAGATTAGATAAATACAATATTCCACACGGGGTATTGCAAGCGCAGCACTTTAAATACAATCGCAGTCACCGGTTGCAAGTATGCAGCGCGCAGACATTGGAAAAGATGAAGAACTTTCCTGATGTGGATTTGCTGATTGTGGATGAGTGCCATATTGCGCGCAAACAAACATCCGAGTTTATTAAGAATAATCCCCATGTCAAGGTGGTTGGATTGACTGCAACGCCATTTACAAAAGGGCTTGGCAAGTTGTATTCCAATGTAGTATGCGGATCAACTACACAAGATTTAGTAAACAACAAATGGCTTACACCGCTCAAAGTCTATATTGCCAAAGAGATTGACATGACTGGGGCAAAAAAGGTGGCCGGCGAGTGGGCTCAAGATGTTGTCACCGAGCGCGGCATGAAATTAACCGGTGATATCGTTCAAGAATGGATTAAAAAGACTCACGAAATCTTTGGCGAGCCAAAAAAAACTATTGTATTTTGTGCTGGCGTAGCGCATGGCGCAGACTTAGTTAAACAGTTTGCAGAGCATGGCTATAACTTTGTTTCTATTTCATATAAGGATGATAGTGAATACAAAAAACAAGCAATCGCAGATTTCTCACGGTCTGATACACAGATTCATGGGCTTATTGCTACCGATATTCTTACTAGGGGCTTTGATGTTCCTGATGTCGCCATTGGAGTATCCGCTAGACCTTTTTCCAAGTCCCTTTCTTCCCACATCCAGCAGCTCGGCAGAGTCATGCGCCCCCATCCTAGTAAAGATTTTGCATTGTGGCTAGATCACTCTGGCAATTACTTGCGGTTCAGAGATGACTGGGATGAAGTTTTTGAGCATGGTGTAGAAGTATTAGACGATCAGGGTGAGAAGGCTAAGAAAGAACCTACCGAGAAGGTAAAGAAGGAAGCCAAGTGCGTTAAGTGTGATTTTCTATTGCCAAAGAATGTAGATTGCTGCCCATCATGCGGACACATCCGGCAAAAACGTAGCGAGATTGTTAATGTATCGGGTTCTATGGAAGAACTAGCATTTGAAGCAGTCAAGATTAACAAAAATGAAAAACAAAATTTCTACTCGGAGCTGCTTTATATTGCCAAAGAGCGCGGCTATAACGAGTATTGGGCTAGTCATAAATACAAAGAGAAGTTTAAAGTTTGGCCACGCGGCTTAGAAGATACGCCCAGAATACCAAGCCTAAACACAATGAACTGGATTAAAAGCCGCAACATAGCATGGGCAAGAAGTAAAGAAAGGATGGCAGCATGAACGCAAATGAAATAGCTGATAAATTAGAGCAAGGTCATTGGGAAGGTGGCACAAGAGAACAAGCAGCCACCATGCTACGCCAGCAACAAGCTGAA